CTCGAGGGAGGGAATAGGCCAACAGTTTGCAGTACGGACTCTTGCGGTGCAGCTACCCCGCTGCAAGGGTCTAGGCCTCTGGTAGCCGTGGCCGTGCCGTAACAACGGGCGAAAGGGACAAAACAATGAGGTACGGAAGTCTACTCGGCCCCCTGATGGAAGGGGAACCGGGCGCAGCCGGTGGCGGAGCACCGGGCGTAAGCCCAGAGGTCATTAGGGCTATAAACGACCAGATCAACGCAGCCTTCGCGTCATGGGGGAAGAAGGAGTTGCCAAAACTCCTGAGCACCACCATGAAGGACGTGATGACGCAGAATGCCGAATCGATTGGGGACATGGTACTGAGCCGGATCCAGGCCAGTCTTCCCTCTGATGAAGAGATCGATCAGATGGAAGCCGGCGCTGGAGCTGGTGAAGAGGATGATGCTGGTGAAGGCCAATATCGTCTACCGCCAGAGGTCCTCGCAGAGTTGAACGACCTTCGCAAGAACAACCAGACGTTCCAGGAAAAGATGTCGGAGTGGGAACAGGAACGCGAGCAGTTGGCAATGCAAGCGGAGGAAGAGAATCGGCACGCAACCATCCAGGCAGCGTTGAACAAGTATCCATTCGCGAACGATGAATCGCGCGAGGTTGCCTTTCGCTATTTCGATCAGGCTTCGGAACGGGATCAGGAGACTGGCGCTTTGGTCGCCAGCGGATTACCGATCGACAAGTTTGTGCAAGAGCGGATGGGAAGCCTTGGCGGTCTCCTCGCGAGTCGCCCTGTGGGTGGTTCCGGTGCAGTCCCTGCGGGGCGCACGGGATCGGCTCCACAGATGGAAGACATCAAACCGGGGATGACTGCCGATAAGAAGCACGAGATCCTGCAGCACGCAGTCTCTCAGCTTGGCCCGGAGTACCGCTAGATTCTTCCAGAAACCCGTAGTGAACCCGCTGACTCCACGACCCGTGGAAGGCAGCAGAGGCTTGCAATCGAATGGGGCAAATTACTAGCGACAATGCCATAAATGCCATTGTCAAAATGGTTGCGATAGACGCCCTGTCCATGTTGAGCGGCACCCTCGTCATGGGGAACCTGGTCAACCGGAATTATGAGGCGACTATTCAAACGCAGGGGGACACGGTCAACGTCCCGATTCCGCCCGTCATGAAGGCCAACAACATCGCAGAGGGCGGGACCATCCAAAACCAAACACCTTCGCTGGGGAACGCGCAGATCGTGCTCAATACCCATGCGGAGGCCTCTTTCCAGCTAGGCGATATCGCAAAGATCCTGGTGCAGCCGGATCTGTTGGCGATGTACCTTGGTTCGGCCACGCAGGCCGTTTCCGAGCGCATCGAGACGGATATCATGAAGTGCTATCCACTGCTCACCGACAATACGGACGTCGGTGGCAACGCGGCTGTGGATGAGGGCAAGCTGGACGACGCGGAGACGGCGCTCTTCCTCGCGCGGGTTCCGATCATGGAGCCGAAGTACGCGGTGGTGAACGCCGGTACGTACAGCGACGTCCGGCAGATCCCACGATTCAGCGAAAACCAGACCATCGGCAACCCGATGGCGGCCGGGGCGATCATGCAGGGGTCTGTCGGCATGATCAAGAACCTCAATGTCATCCGGTCGCACTTCGTCCAGCAGACCACCGGGCCGCTCACGCACAACATCGTATTTGCCCGCGATGCGCTGGCCCTCGTCACTCGTCGCCTCCCTCCGGTCCCTCCGGGGCTGGGGGCGATCGTGGAGTATGCCGAACAGGGCGGGTTCGGAATGCGGATCGTCATGAGCTACGTGCATGGCGTTCTGGGTACGCAGTGTTCACTCGACTGTCTCTACGGTTGCGGAACCTTGCGTCCCGCCTTTGGCGTGAATCTCACGACCAACACTTAAACCGGGCGCGGGTATCGCCCGCGCCTACACGGGAGTTCGCATGAATATCAGACAGTATTGGGATAAGGTCAACGAGACCGTTCAGCGTCTACCTCTGGAGGTCTGGCTGATGTCGCTGGAGAACCAGGACAAAGGTACGAAGGCTGGAGCGGTCTCGGTTGCTCCTCGCGATATTGCAGCGCGCCGCATCGTTGAGGCGACGCACCGCATCGCTACGGAGGCCGAGATCGCTGGTTATCAGGAGGCGGAGGCAAAGCGACTGGAAAAAGATCGCATCCGCGAGAACCGGCGTGATCCGCGCCGCGTCATCCTCCCTGAACATTTAACCTTTGGCACTAGCGTGGGTCCAGCCGCACCCGCCGCTAAGCCCAAATAACGAGCGCCCCGCACATGGCGCTTTAGGAGTAATCTACCGTGGACAATACCAATTTTTTCCAGAGCAGGGTCACCAAGACAGCCGCCTTTACTGGTGCGGCGATTGATGTATCCATGATCACCGGCGATTTCACCGTGTTCCTCCGAGTCGTGCAATTGCTGGGTAGTGGCACCGTGCGCTTCCGTTTCGGTGATTCGCTCGATAGCTTCGTGGCCGACAACATGCCTGGTCCGACCTACTCGATGAGGGGAAACATCAACAACGATGTCTCAACGGGCGGCTCCGTAACCAAGTCGTTCCTGCGCCGGGATTTTCCGTCCCTGCGTATGGGCACGGCGGCGGCGAAACTCCGGCTCGATGTCGCCGAACTCACGGGAGACGCGACGAAGTCGGTCACCTACGAAGCGTGGATCCAGTACGCCTCGTAGATCAGGATCTCCGGGGACCGCATCTTCCGGAGGTTGAGGGGCATGGGTATCCGGTGGGACCAAATCTGTGGGGGAGATGGTTGTAGAATCGGGTGCCCATGCCAAGCAAAGGATAAGAACGAATGCTCTGGACCGACCGCCCATTCATCACCGCGGCTGATTTGATTTCGGTGGACAGTGAGGTGCCCTCATTCACGCAAGCGGAGCGCATCCTCCTGGGCGGTCCCAAGGGCCTGATCTCGCAGGTGATTCAGGAATGCGGTGTGGAACTGATGAGCATTATGCAGAGTCCCGGCTGCGTCGCCGCACCAACCGGGGTTCCGGCCGCGCACATGTCCGCGCTCTTGATCGGCACCGCGGCGAATAGCGTGCGGGTGCAGCTCGGCCAGGTCGTCGTCTCCGATCCGCGCCCCGATCATTGGTCGCCCCTGCAGCGGTGGGTGCTGTACCGGGCACTGGCGCGCTTCTACGAGCGGATCATCCAGTCGCAGGGCGCCGACCGGATCCAGGCGAAGTGGAAGAACACGATGGATAACCTCGAGCTGCAGTACCAGCCGTTTCTCTTCAACAACGGCATCCCTGCGGTCTCGAACCCGTTTCCGTGTCCTGGCGCTATCGGTGAACTCGATACCGGGACCTTCACTACCGACGACGTGACGATAGTGGCCGGCAACAGCACTCAGGCCCAGCAGCTCGCGGTTGCCGTGAGCTGGATCGGTTCCGACTGGGTGAGCGAATCGGAGCGCCACAACGCGGAGTCTGCACTCTCCGTGCCGGTCCAGATTATCCTTCCCCCGGCAAGCGGACTGCAGGTCTCGATCGCCCACTTGCAGCCACAGACGGACATGAATTACGGATTGAAGTATCTGGGGGCCTATACGCCAATAACGGCTGTGGGGTGGAACGTGTGGGTGGGCCCCCAGCGCCGCGGACGGTTGTGGCTGCAGCAGGCCGCGATTCCGTTGACCACGACGTCAATCACCCTGCCGGATCTCACGATTCCTGGGCTTTACGCGGACCATCAGGGGCAGGTCGCGACGATTGCGATGTCGGTGCAGAGGGTCTTTATGAGGGGATGAAAAGGGAAGGGGGCCAGATGCGATTTCTGGCCCCTGTGTAGGTCCTACTGAGTTCGTGCGGCCTGGAGGGGTTATTCCAGACGGGGCGAACCCCAATTCCACAGAGGCAAGCATAGCATATGCGGACGAGCGACAAACGGCTCACCGATGTCGAGGCGCGCCGGAATCGCTCGGTAACAGCAATGATCAGTGGCTACCGGACAGCCATTGAGGACATCGTGGCGCGCGCCCAGGCACGGGCGCTGATCGATTTGCAGGACCAGGTAGACATCAAGGATGGGCGCATTCAGCCGACGGTGAAGACGCAGAATGCGATGCGGAAGGTCGATCAGATCTTCATGAATGCGATGGAGGAGTCCGGCCTGAGCCGGGTCCTGAACGGGTTCACCTCGTCCTTCTCCTCGCAGATCCCGATCTTTCGGGAGTCGCTCTCGATTGTCGGACAGCGGGAGAAGATCCCGCTAGCGGACTTCCAGTTCCGCTCTGAGGACCAGCGTAGTCTTCTGGCGAACCAGAAGAATGCGCAGACCCTGCTCCAGAACGCGGTCACTCAGGCGGCGGAAGCAGGACGGCAGAATGCCATGCTCTCGGTGGGTGGAGTTCCCTTTCGCGATCTCGCGGTGGGACTCGCCAATCGCTTCCGGCTGGCCGTATCGAAGTCGGAGGATATCGCCAAGACCACGATCTCGACGTACTACCGGCTGCTGACGGCCGCCAGCTCCGCGCGGATCGAGGCCGGGTTGCCACCAGGTGTGGTGCTGCGCTACCAGCCGATCGGGCCGCTGGACAAGTTGAACCGACCGTTCTGCCGGCGTCTGATGGAGGCCGACAAGACGTACACGCGGGACCAGATCGACAAGATGAATAACGGTCAGGGATTGCCCGTGTTCACGACCTTCGGTGGCTATCGGTGCCGTCATATCTGGGGCATCGACAGTCTCGATGAGCAGGCTTGAGTTTCAGGGGTAGGCAATCAGAAAAGGAAAGATTAGAAGGAGAATTATGAGCGACGACGCGAAATATTACTATGGCTGGCTTACCGAAGTCGGCCAATCGGGTCAGCCGATCGACCCAGGTTATGGACAGGGCCGTCCGATGCCGCCACATGTCGGTGGTGGACCGATGCCGGGAAATCCACCGCACGTCGGCGGTGGACCAATGCCGGGGAATCCGCCACACGTCGGCGGTGGACCAATGCCGGGGAATCCGCCACACGTCGGCGGTGGACCAATGCCGGGAACTCCTCCAGTGGACCCGGGCTGGTCAGTAGGCCATCCCATGCCGCCACATGTCGGCGGTGGGCTTCCCATCACGCTGCCGCCGATAGCCACGCTTCCCATTGCACCCGGCGCTCCGCCGATTGCGGTACAGCCACTGCCTCCGCAGGGGTATCCGCCGAGCGTGACGTCGGGAAAGCCAGGTGGGATACCGATTGTGGCACCACCCGCCGGCGCGACAGCTCCTACCGCTCCTCCGCAACCTCCCGGTAGCTGGGTGACGATCGATGCGGGTAAGGGACAGCCTCCGGCATGGGGATACATCCCGCATCCGGAACCTCCGGATCACGGTCTCGAACCGGAACCGAAGCCCACTGGTACGATACCGCCGCCTTCTGTCGGCGCTGCCGGACACTGGGTATCGGTCGGTGCGCAGCCCAAGGGAGATGCGCCCGTCGGACCGGACAGTGGCAAAACGGGGGTCTGGGCCTGGGTGCCGGAAATCGGTAAGGACTTCGGGACCAAACCTCCCGAATCGTCGCAACCGAAGACCGGCAATCTGCCGCCAGCAAAGTAGTCCAGCAGTCCAGCGGGGGGAGAGGATACCTTCTCCCCCTTTGGTATCCCTATGGCAGCACCTTCGCAAGGATTGGTTGCGGATGGGTTATTCACTCGCGATCTGGATGGAGTGGGTAACTGGCAGGGTCCGCAGCAGGAGAGCACGATGAGTGGTGCGCTTACCGGCAAGCCGACGCTCGACTTCGAAATGCATCAGGGCACATACCGGCGATTGACCATCACGGTTTCCGGTGACGATGGCAGTCCGATGGACTTGACGGGCTGCAGCGCCTCCTGGAGCGTCGGTGGCGCGGAGCTGGAGAAGTCCAGTGATGTAGGTTCGATCCTGGTGCTCGATCAAGCTGTGCAGAAAGGCGGGTGCCAGTTTGAGATCGTGTCGGATGACACGGTGGACGTGCCGCCAGGCCGATACTTTCACCAGTTGATGGTGACGGACTCGATGGGGAATGCCGATGTCGTTCTGGAGGGGTGGTTGACCCTCAAGATCAATATTGCGGACGACTGATGCGCCTCACGATCAGTATTGGCGACAACGCGCTGACCCGCGAACTGTTGCGGGAAGGCAAGATCACGGTGACCACCGGGGACCTGCTATACGCGGGGGAGCGGGAGAAGACCCGCATCCTCAACCGGACCATGAAGGGTTACGACTTTATGAACCGTCCGTTCGCGCCCTACTCGCGGAACGGACCCTACTATTACTACCCGCAGGGCAACGGGTATCGCGCGGAGCGGGTGGCGATCACGGCGCGTTTCCAGTCGCGGTTGGGCAGCGGAATCGTCACCAGGTCCGGGCTGGGGATCAAGTTCGAGAGCTATGACGCATTCAAGAAGGGGTTGGGGCGCATGAACGTGGATCTGACGGGTCCGAGGGCGCCACACATGCTGCAGGCGCTGGTCGTCCAGGTCCAGGGGACCACCCTGATGATTGGCATCTGGGGGCCGGAAGAGAAGAAGGCCGAGGGTCACAACGAGGGGATCAAGGGCAGGTTGCCGCAGCGGCGGTTTCTCGATCTCAGCTCAGAGGATCTGAATGCGATTGGCCGGGACGTAGCCGATTCGATGTCGATCCGCCTCTCGCGGCAGGATCCAGAGCTAGTCAGATAAGCACGTTGTTGAGTTGCTATGCCTGCTGCCGGTCCAATCACATATGTCAGCCAGATGCTCCGCAACGCGATCTTCGTGCGGATGCAGGACAAGGCAATTGGCCTGAATGCGCAGATCCAGTTGGTCGCGCCCGTATTTAAGATCAGGCCATTCCGGATCGACTTCAGCGAGAGTTCGAAGAATTACTTCATGGGACAGTTCAGTCTGGAGGAGATCCAGGCGGTTACTCCCGTGACGCTCGACCCGCTAGTGCTGATTTGGTATCTGGGCGGCCGTCACAATGATGTCGGGCTGGTGCAGAAGTCCGCGAAGTTCGCGGGAACGATCGATGTCGGGGTGGAGTACTACTGCACCTGGCCGAGACCGTCCATCTCGCTGGGCGAGACGTGGGCCGATTTTCTGGAAGAGGTCACGCTCCAGATGTTGACCAACACCGACAACATCGGCCAGCCATGGCCGCCACAGGCAGTCTGCCAGGAGAACTACACGATCCAACCCGGAGTGCCATATCTTGGCGGTCTGGGCTGGACGATGAATATTCGGATCATGCTTCAGTTCGGGGTCCGTGTGATTCGCTAACCGTGTCTTGAGAGGAATCGAGAACTATGTCAAACCAAGCCAATAGCCGCGTTGAGCGGGTTTTTATCCAGATGGAAAGCGCCTATGGTCAGGCACCGAATACTGCCGGTGTATCGACCGTGGCCGATACGGACGCCATTCTGATCACGTCCTTCCAAATGCAGAACAACACGCAGCTCATCCCGCGCCGCGACAAGACCGGATCCCGCGGCAGCGCGCCAGGTCAGCGCGGGAGGGGGACGGCCTCCTTTAATCTGACAGCGACACTCACGCCGGGAGCGGTTGCCGGCGTCCCCACGGCAGGCACCAAACCTCCGTTGGATCTGGTTCTCCAGGCGCTGCATGGTGCTGCGGCCGCGACGATCGGCAACAAGGTAGTCTACAATCTCTCCGACAACATCCCCAGTCTCACCGGCTTCTCCTTCCGTGAGCCGCCCACGATGTCCCAGCGCTGCATCACGGGGATGGTGATCTCCTCTGCGAGTATTGCGATAGGTGGCTCGGATCTGGTGTTGCAGTGCTCAGGAGAGGCGAAATACGTGCTCTATAGCGATCTGTTTGCCAACCTGACTGCGGACCAGCAGTCCGGTCTGACGGCATTCCCCGTGCAGCCGACGACGCCGGACTACACGGATGATGGCGGCCTGGTCCTGGCCTTCACCGGCTCGATTACCTTGGGCGGAGTTCTGGTCCCCAATGTCCGCAACGTGAATATCACCTACACGACCGGGAACGCGACACGCAAGGATACCTTCGGGACCTTCGCTCCGGACGGGACGGAAGGAGCGCCACGGTACGTCGGTGCCTCGTTCGCGATGTACGACGAGGACACACCCGAGGTCACCGAAATCAGGAAAATCGCGGAAGCGAAAACACCAACCACTGCGGTACTCACGGTCGGCACCAATGCCGGTGCCACATTCACCTGGAAGATGAGCGGACTGCAACTTGGGGATACGACGCTGGACGACGGCAGCATCCGGTGGTCCCTCAATGTTCCCCAGTCGCCGGCCAGCGAGAGCGCTCCCGGCGCGCTCGATGAAGTTTCCCTGGAAATCGCCTAATCTATGGACTACACATCTGAAGAACGAATCGAATCCAAGGCAATGCCTGGAATCTATCTGACCTTCATCAAGATGGTGGAGGGACACCGCCTGGAGCTGCGGCGCCGTGCGGCAGGCATCAGCGCGAAGCTCAACCCGCTGGCACGACGGATCAACAGCAGCGACCAGCAGCTCAAGGAGATTCAGAAGCGGGTTCTGGATGACGCGCAGAGCGCCAGGGTGGCAGAACTCCAACTGAAGATCGATGAGATGGCCGAACAGGCGGATCTGATCCACCAGACCGAACTGCAGCCCATCTGGATCCGGTGGGGGCTGCTGAAGGTGGAAGGGGATCTCACGATCAACGGGGAGCCACCGACTGCCGAGAACATCGCCTTCGGCCCACCAAAGCTCTATGCGGAGATCGTTGAGATCATTCGGGAGCGCCTGGGCCTGTCGTCCGGTGAAATAAAAAACTCGTCGTCGCCTATCACTTCGACCGCACCGGAGGATGGGGCGACAAGCGATACGACTGCCGAGTCTGCCAAGACTCCAGAAACCGCCTCTACACCGGAAGAAACTGCACTCGTTACTACCCAGGCAGCGTAGATCTGAAGCGCCGCCACTGGTGGCGCGCGGACTACCAGCTCGACGGGAAAGGCGAGATGCGGACGGTATCCGGCGTCAGCACCAACGAATGTCCCGTCAGCCTGATCTCCGCGGATAGCCTTGCCTATCTGGAGATCTGGGAGCGTTGCCGCGTCATGCAGAAGCTGGGCGCGGCCCTCTACGGTCCCTCCCTCGCGGAGTGGCCGATTTGGGCCGTGGACATGATGACCGTGCTCGAAATCGAGCGGGAGCGGACGGATCTGCTGCTCCTGCGGGGGACAAAAATCGGTGCCTAAAGTCCAGGTCGATGTCGATGTTACCGATCAGCAGCAGATCAAGGATCTGAATGCGCAGGTCATCAGCCTCCAGCAATCGTTGGACAAGCTGAAGACGACCGCTCAGGGTCAGCCATTCCAACCAGTGACTCAGGGAGCGCAGCAAGCGACCACTGCGCTCGATCAGGTCAACCAGCAGATTGACGAGACGACCACCAAGGTCCAGAAGTTCCAGCAGCAGAACCCCGGACTCGCTGGTCTCGGGCAGAAGGCGTGGGCTGCACTGGACACCGCCTCCACCTTACAGACGGCATATGGGGCGGCGGTGGGAGCGCCAGCGGCATACCGGTGGGCGGCCGCTCGATTCGGCGGGCCTGCTGCTGCCGAAGCATTACCCGCAGCGTCTGCCGCTGGAACTGGTAGCTTCCTCACTGGTCTGATCGCACCTGTCGCCATCGGTGCCGGTGCGCTCTATGGCACAAACCGGGCCGCAGACTACGTCCAGAACCAGATCCTTCAAGCCCGATCGATGGGGATGTCCGTCGATCAACTCAACAACCTGCAGGCAGTCGCCGCCGGCACGCGCCCTCAAGCTCTGCCCGGTCTGCAGCAGTTGTACCAAGGGACCGACACCAATAATCCAGCTTGGCGCGATACGGGAATCCGCTATGGACTGGCGGTGGGCAAAGGCGATGATGTTGTCGACACGCTCGCCCAGCTCTCCGAGAAAATCCGGCAGATGCCGCAGTACGAGGATCGGGTCAAGGCTGTTCAGGCGCTCTACCCTGGAGGCGATCCCGGTCAGATCCTGGACGCCCTGAATTCGAACCTGGTGCGGATGGCCCAGCGGCTCGATGACGAGAAGCGGGAGATCGATCCGTCCGCGACGGCAAATCTGACCAAGTTCAAGGATATGGTCAACGACCTCTCCAACTTGCCGGAGCGGCTCACGTTCGAGTGGGAGATCCTCCAGCAGAAACTGGCCGTCGGCACGATCAATACCTTCTTTGCGGATCGTAACTTCACCGGCCCGATCGGCACGCGCACTTACACAGGCGCAGCGTTACCTGCAGGCACTTACGGTCCACGAGAGGCAGGTGTCGAGAACCGCAGTCCGGAAGAGCTTGGCATGAGCGCGCTTCTGGAGGCGTCCGATGACGCAAAACGCCAGCAAACGAAAGCTGCGCAAGATGCCAGGGATGTCCAGAACGTCAAAGACACGATGAAGGCGCTGGGTGTTACCAGTGGGGCCATCACCTATGCGCCAGGCCAGACCCTGACCGCCGACACGGCGAGTATCGAAAAGGCGACCAAGTGGGCCAACGACTACCTCAATACCTGGATGACGAAGGGTCCTGGCGCATCCGCGGCGCTGGCCGAGAACGTCAAGCGGCTTCAGAGCCTCGATGAAGAGATCACCCGGCTGGGCACCAAGGACCTGACACCGGGAGCCCCGCGTACCACCACCATCGCCAACCGCGAGGCATTGCAACAGACGGTCTATCAGCAACAGAAGACCGTCACCACGGGCATGATCGAGCAGTCTCTCAGGGACCAGATCAATCTGGCTACCCGTCAGCCATCCTTCCTCGAACTTCAGCGTACCGATCAATTGCAGTTCCTGAATCTGCAAAACGCCTTCAACGCAACCGCACGGCCCACGCCATTCGGGACGTTGCAGTTGGAGGATCGCTTCCAGGATCGCCAGCAGGGCATCCAGCTATACAATGCCTTCCGCAATAAAGCGGATGGCACCGCTCCCGAGCAGTTGCTGAATTTCCTGTCTTCCCGGCAGGGGCGTGAGGGACAGATTGAGATGATGCGCCGCCAAGCGGCCAAGATCTACGGGCCAGACATCTCGGCGGATGTCAATTTCAATAAGGTCATCGGCATGCTGCAGGGTGACATCACCCGCCAGAACCAACAGACGCTGGCCCAGCAGCAGGCTGGTTTCGGGATGCAGATTACACAAGCTACAGCGGAGCCAGGTCAGGAACGGGAGACGGCAGTCGCGATCTACAACCAGCAGACAGCGGCCGCGCGGGAGTACTACGGATACACCCTGAAGAACAAAGACGATGAATTGAAGCTGCAACTGCAGCTCAACCAGGCCGCCGAACAATACACCTTGACGATCCTGCAACTGGAGCAGATCGAGAAGCGGCGCGCGAATGCCTTCCCCTCGCAAGTCGCCCAGGCCGTTCATGGCTTCAATCTTCAGATGATCGGCCTGACTACGCAACCCGGAGATGAGATGCAGGGTTTCGGCCGAACCTTCGAAGAGAACCAGCAGTTCGCGGCAGACCAGATGAGACGGAACATCATGCTGGGCGGGATGACCCTGACAGAGGCCAGCCGCCAGTATGAACTGCAGATGGGTCAGGCGAGACAGGGAAGGACCCTTGCGGAGACAGGCTTCCAGCGGCAACGACAAGAACAGGCGCGCGGATTTGACATCCAGGACATCACCTCCACCACGCAGTTGGACGTGAGCAAGTTGCAGCTCTGGGCTGTGCCTGGACAGGAGCGGACACTCCAGGCACTGGTTAACGCACGGGAGCAGCAGGGCCTGCAGGACCAGATCGCGAGAGCCGGCGGGACCTACAGTCCGCGTCAGGTCCAGGAGATGTACTTCCAGCAGGGGATCCGAGAGCAGGGAGCAGGGAACCAGTTGGACCGCC